CAATTTTTTTGGCCGTTTCCACATCAGGGCGATATTTGAACTTGCATCCTTCGTATTCAACGAAATGGCTAACTTCGGCTTTTCCCCATTTTAATATCTGCCTAATCTGTTTGGAGGTGTCCCGGCAATTATTAAGAAGCTCATAAACCATTGTTTCAACCAATTGTATATCGGTTGTGCTTGTCAATGTTTTACCGGGATTTGATTCTTTGGCCTCTATTAGTGCAATCTGATATTTTTGGGTGTCTCGTCCATACGGACAGCCGGTTTTAGGATTTATAGGTGGCTCAAATACAAGAAGATTGTTTCTCCATTTGTCAAGTGTTCCAGTATTAACAAGACTTTCCATTGCATCATGGTACAGCGAGCCTTTTTCAGAAGCTTCAATACTGATCTCGAACATTTCAGGGTGCAATGCCTTGTATCGGGCAAACTTTGGGGACACCATATAATCTTTAATCTGCGTACTACTTAGGAAATCTTTGAATCTTTCTCCACGGTGGTATTCTTCATTTGGCAGATTGTAAATTGTATCTTCTATATTACTCATATAATGAATTTGGAGTTTTACAAAAAACTCCCTACTTTCGCAAGCAAGGAGCCAATAACTAACTAAAAAACTTATTCATCACTTGTGGATAGTAATTCTTTGTAATTCTGTAATATGTATTCTTTTTCTTTATCTGTAAAAGAATAGGCTTTAGCCATAAACTTCATTGCCATATCCTCATTGTGATCGGAAAGGGGATAATAGTCAGTAGCGAATTTGTAAGTAAGCCTATTCAATCGCTCATACTTAACTTTGACCTCTTTAACCCGTCCGCTTATTTCCGAGATAATACCGGACGCTTCTTGCATCTTTTCGTCATATTCTTTTTGGTCTTTCGCTGCTTGTTCTTTCATAACCTTGTTCTGTGCGGCAAAGTTTGAAATCTTTTCGTATAGTTCACTTGAATACACAAAGCCACAGTTAACCTCAAAGTCTGGCTTGATAGAGTAATTGTATTTATCTTTCTTGACGAGATATTTGTAGTCGCTTCCGAGTTTGTTCCAATCGTATTCAACTTTGCGAAGGGTTTTCGCATTACGTAATGCTTCTGCTACCGCATTCGCTTCTTCCATGTCTGTAAAAGCGTAACCTTCAAAGAATGGGATCGTGAACACTTTCAAATCAGCAGGTTCAATCTCAAACAATTCGGGAACCTCCGGCTTATCCATAATTTTGATACCTTCCTCCATCATGCGGAGTTTAATCAATTTCTGTACATCTTCCTCCGTTAACGCAAGAATCTCTTGCTCGGTCATTTCTGTAATTCCTTTCATACTTTTAGCATTTAAAATGTGTTCCCGTCCGCGTTCCGATGGATTGTTGGCCGTAGCTTTTTAGCGGTGACCGCTTCTTGCGAAGCACGGGTATATATATCATTTAAAGTATCTATTCAGTTAAGAATGTATTTATAAACGCCCTACGTTTACTTTGTCATAATATAAGTTGTTTTTGATAACTTAGTGATTCGTGTGCTGCATCCTCTTGTTGGCAGTCCGTATTCACACTCTTTTCACTAATCCGCTTTGGCTACTTTGTCGGTCTATTTCGCCCTTTAGATAAGCAGTAAACCTTGTTTTAAGTCTTTATTTGTTCAGACTATACAATATGTCAAAGAACGTTTTGTTAGTTCCCGGAAAGACGGCCAAATCCGTCCGGGATTATTTTCTTTCCATGAATTTTCTCAAAGCTGATTTGGTAAAAATGAGACTCTTGCCATTTTTGGTGTGAGGAATATCATGTATTCGATTATATAAGGTTTGCAACTTCCATCCGAGAAATACAGCAGCTTGTTTGGCATTCAAATACTCTTCGGTTTCAGCAGTCGCCATTTCAGTTACAGCCTTTCTCACATCATTGCGAATAAACTTGTGCAGTTCTTCTGCAATCATTTTGGCATCTGAACGGTTCATTTCTTTATCGCTTCGATGGTTATCTGATTTTTATCTTTGTCGATGGATATTGAATATCTTTCAACGTCTTCACGGGGATCAGTAAAAGCTAATTGATAGGCGTAGCTTCTTGCATTGACGCAATCCTTGTAAGAATCCAGCTGCATTACTTTGGAAGAACCAGCTTTAATACTTAGAATATCTTTCTTTGTTACTTTCATACTATTTTCTATTTTATACTTAAATTTTCCACAAAAAAATTTGCATAAAAGAAAGCTAACAACTACATTTGCCAATGAGATATGTAGTAAGTGGCTTTTGAAGTCGCCAGCTTTCTTGTTGTTCAAACTTACACTCTTTGTTTGTTTGACGTTGCAAATATACTTCATATTTTCAGAAGTACAATAAAATACTTCATAAAATTTGTAGTATATCGTATGTTATAAAACATGTTTTAATATAAGTTGCTGGTTTATAAAATGTTATACAAGTGAGGCTTGCGTAAAAAGAAAGCTTTCTGAAAAAAAAAGTAATGTCGTTCTATTAGTATTGTAATAATTGAAGAAGTAAAAGACGATCTCATTCGGTAAGGTGCTGGATTGCTGCATAGTTAGCCCTTAGACGGTTTCCCGTTTTTGCTATATGCAGCATAAGAAATGTCTCGTTCGTATAAGTACGCCGTTCTTAGCTGGCCGGGCATTAACAAGTTACCCGACTTCCCGGATTTTTCGCTTACTTGTAGCTGTGCAGGCATCCCGGTTTCGTTTGCCTCTCAATATCGCACGCCTTTCGCAGTATTGAGTTGTAAGAGTGTAACCCTCTGTCTCTCCGCTATGCGGCCTACCGCCGATTACACAATGTGGAGAAAAAGAAAATCCGCAAATAGGTAGCAGCTATTTACGGATTTCTATATATAAACTCCAAATAGGATGTTTAATCAATTTATGTGGTAATACTGCTACTATTACGGATGCAAATATACTACTTAATTTATGAAGTATGCAAGAAGTTGACGATAAAAAATTGAGTGATCTCTCAAAAAGGTTTTTGCAAGCAATTTCATATTGTGGTTTGAGTGGGTATAAATTGAAGAAAGACAATATTATATCCAGTGAATCAACTCTTACCAGTATAAAAAAAGGGATTCAGTTACCAAGTAAAAAAACAATTGATGCTTTTTGTGAGAAGTATGATGTGAGCAGAGCATGGCTATATACTGGAGAAGGTTTGTTTGCAAAGACTCCATCAGGACAGATAGAACCTTCGGAGAAGGATATTAGGGATGCTCTGAAAAATGCGAGAATGCAATCAGACTCTACGATTAGTAAAGTAGCTCCTTATCTTCAAGATATTCTTGTAAAAGTAAAATATGTTCCGATAGATGCTGCGGCTTCATTTGTCGAAAGCTTATATAACACAGCTTATGAAATTGATTCTTATGGTGTCATGCCGGAAGAAGGTGAAGTGCTTGATGATTCTTATATGGTCTTTCAAGTACGTGGTGACAGCATGGAGCCAACTATACCGGACGGAGCTAAAATTCTTGCTCGCAAAATAGAAGAAGGTTTGTGGGAAAGCGCGTCAGGAGTTGTGAGTATTGTGTATGGGAAAACACTTTCAGTCAAGCGGATATTGAAAAACAGTCTTTTCTTGGATAATGTGCTGACTTTAAAGGCTGATAACCCCAAGCATGGCCAGTTAGATGTCGAGAGAAGAGAAATAAGGGGGATGTGGCAAGCATTACGCATAATAAGTCAAAAGATTATTTGATATGGAAGAAAGGGCTATTGACAGATTACGAAAATTTGCAAGGTATGCACGTGATAAGGGAGTTGTCAAAGGTGAGAACTCGTTTGAGGCTTATTGTGAATTATCAAATAGATACATTTATAATTCCATAAGGAACGGGAAGGGGGCTATTGGAACTGATATAATAGCTCGTATTGTGGATAAGTTCCCGGAATTGAATGTGAAGTGGCTTTGTACTGGCAAAGGGAATATGATTGAGACGGATATTGATGCGAATGTCAACTACAAAGCAGCTTATGAAGGTGCGATGATGCAGATAGAAGCACTGCATAAAATTATAGAAGAAAATAAGCGGAGATGATATAAATATGATACCATTAATATATTTTTAATAAGTATTTTATTGATTATCAGTATAATAGCAAAATGTGTTAGTCCCGTACGCACCGCGAAAGGGAGTAACATTAGTTACTCCCTTTTTTGTTGTGTATCAAGCAATTAAGGCGTTGGGAGTAGATGGAGAACATATAAAAATTGGGTGCATATTTACCGGAAACTTACCAGTATTTCCCGATTTTTACCGATATTTTCACCTATAATGATACCGCCTTTGATACCATTTTTTTATTGTAGCGATAATCAGTAGATACCAAAACTCAAAAGAATATGAAATATCCGACAATGAGATTCGTCTTTGACCGTAAAAAGGTTGCGACAAAGACGCACAAGGGACTCGTTCAAATTGAAGTTTTGAGCGAAGGTAAGAGAAAATGGATCGGAACCGGCGTTAAAGTCTATTCCGACCAATGGAATGATCGAAAGAAGATAATCAATTCGGTTGAAATGATTCAATTGAACCAGTGTCTTGATGAACAACTCCGGGTTATCCAAAATTGGATTAATGAACTTATCAGCAAAAAGGAAGTTTTTGATTTTGATAAGCTGGATAGATTTTTGAGATATACCAATAAATCAGAAAGTTTTGTTGACTTTGTAGAAAGAAGAATTGAAGAGCGTGGAGATATAACGGAAAGTACCAAAGCTTCCCATCGGACATTTGCGGCCTCATTACGTGAATTTGACAGAATAATATATTTTTCTGATCTCACAAAAGCCAATATCACATTGTATGATGATTGGTTACATGCTAAGGGCTATTCACAGCCGACAATATATAACTATCATAAACGTAACAAACGTTATATCCACGAGGCCATAAAGTTTGATTTGCTAAAAAATGATCCGTATAAGGGGGAGCGTTTTTCCCGTGGCAAACATGCCATCAGGAAATATTTGACTGCCGAAGAATTGAAGAAAGTGAAAGATGCTCAAATAGACTCGGAAACGATCTGTAGAGTCCGTGACCTTTTTATTTTTCAGGCATATACTGGAATATCCTATGCTGATCTTGCTAAATTCAATTTCAAACGTGACGTACAAAAACGCGGCAATAAGTATGTTATATTGGATATTCGTTTAAAGACAGAAGAAAACTATTTTATCGTATTACTGTCTCCTGCAATGGAAATATTGAAAAAATATGATTATGTGCTTCCGATTATCAGTAATCAACAATACAATTTGCGGCTTAAAATAGTTGCTGATTATGCAGGGCTTGATAGAAATTTGACCGTTCACATGAGCAGGCACACATTTGCGACAATGTGCCTGAACAATGGGGTTAAAATGGAAAATGTGAGTAAAATGCTCGGTCATACAAATGTACGCACCACACAACAATATGCTAAAGTTCTGAATGCCGAAGTGGAAAAAGACTTTGAGATGCTGGAACGGATTTTGTCATAGTATAAGAGAGCCACGCTAAAATAGTTCTACCGATATTTAGCGTGGCTTGTTTCATTTAAAATACTCCATAACTTGTGCCGATTGTTCACGGAGACCACAGCAAAGATAATTTTGAGTCATTTCCACGCTTGCATGTCCCATCATTTGGCTTATTGAGTATAAATCGGCACCGCGTAAATACAAATTGGTTGCAAAACTCCGGCGTGCCGTGTGGCTTGAAACAAATTCCCATTTTTCACCTTCCACTTCCTTTCCGGCCTTGAATACTTTAACCGCCTCTGTGATTCCGGCTTTCCGGCAAATATTACGGATATTATTGTTGAATGTCGGATCACTAACTTCTTCTTTAGGTAAATTTGTTAGTAGCTCTTTCACGATTGGCTTCAATGGCACCGTGGCATGAGTTTTAGTTTTTAGGCTGACATAAGAGATCATTCCACCCACTATATTACGGTTGTTCAACCGTGTATAGTCACTATGACGGCAACCGGTAAAGGCGCCTATTAAAAATTGTGTGCGTACCAATTGTTCGTTGGTATTCTTGGGAGCATAGGTGATAATTCGTTCAAGTTCTTCATCAGTAAGCCAAACATTAGTGCTTCTCACATTTTTTACTGAAAGGATTTTATTATAGTCTTTAGGTAGCTCAACCTCTTCATTATACAAGTTCAATACAGCTTTTAATTTGGCGGCATATTGGCGAACAGAGTTTGGTGCCAGCCGTTCTTCCATATAATCAACAAAAGTCTGCAATCGGACTTTTGAAAGATTCTCCCATGTTGCCGGGCAATCATTTGCCCGACTATACATGTTGAGTATAATTTCATATTTGGGGTATTTTGCCAAGAATGCTATACGTAAGTCTTTCATTTTTATTTCATTTCTTTATTCCAACCATCATAAATATCTTCCCAATTATCACCTAAGCCAACCCTTATGCCGAAAGCGTTGTAACATTGTTGTACCGCTTCTTTCGGTGGTAAGTATCTCCCGTCACTTAACATTATATAGCCTTCGTTTATTTCTTGTTGTAGCAAGTTTATATCTACTGGCATGATTTCATCAGGGAACAGCACCACGTTTCCTTTACTCGTTTGATAACTGACTCTTGGTAGTTCAAAATGCCCTCTCTGCCCAGTCAATAAAGAACAGATTCCGATTTCTCCAGTAATGAGATGAACTTCCGTGTTTGGCGCATTTATAACCATAAAATAGGCGTTATCGTCATTTTGGAAATGATTTACTACTCTGCCCACCCTTTCTGTATCACATCTTCTCATTCTCTCGTCCCAAAGATGTCCCAAATCATCATGGAACCGGATATAATCTCTTATTTTATCCCATGTTCTTACAGACAGAAATTTCATAGCAGGTAGAGTAAGAGTTTTTTCTACACCATTATCATATTTAAGTTCATGAGTAAAGTAATGTTTTCGTGAGCCGGTAATGTGTATATCCGTAACATCAAAGTTTTCATCATATCCGTTTTCGGTGGAATATTCTTCAAGAACAACAATATCACTCTGTACGATTTCATCAACTATCTTTTGAAACTCATTATAGGGCATTGGTTAGCAGGTTTTCGGTATTCATGTTGTCCTGCATGGGTATTTGTGCAACAAGTCTTATTGGGTATTCATTATGTTCTGTACCGTAGCACATATTCTCCACAATACCACAATTAACCTTCCCACATCTTTCATGAAAGAAGTCCATTGTACGCAATACATCTTGGTTGCTTAATTTCGTGGGTTGGGTGACAAACAGCACATAACTTACTTTTACCCTACTAAGAAGTTCTATATGCACGTTTGTAACACTTGGAGGCGTGTCAATAAGAACATAATCCGGGTTGATAGAGTGTATTTTCTTTTTAGCCAGTTCAAGATATTGCCTTACCATTGATTTTTCCAAGTAAATAAACTTGGAAAACATATTTCCAGAAGAGTGTACCCAAATCATTTCATGCGGATGATCGCCTTCAAATTCGGTGTTCATTGACGGGGTGTTTATATCTGCATCAATGATAAACACCTTATTCCCTTGTTTTGCAAGTAATCTTGCTATATTTGCGGTTGTTGTGGTTTTGCCTACGCCGCCTTTGCCTGAATATATTATAATAGCTTTCATATCAATTAAATATTTGGTTCAATAAATTCTATATTAGCCATTCGCATTTCATCTTCAAACGTCCATTTGTAATTGTGATTTTCCCAAAATGAAGCATATTCACAACCACGGCAAGTAACGGAATATCGGCCTTCTCCTATTTTTCTTGCTTTACAAACATCACGGAAAATCCGATTATCTATCGGAAAGTCTGTAAAACATACGATCTCTTTTCCTTCATCCAGTAGCTTTTTAAGAAGCTGATAGTCACGACTGGTTTTATATGGCATATTCATGGTTGGACTCCTTCTTTCATCAATTCAGGATTATCAAAAGCATTTCCTATCACTTCACATCTATCGCTGACGTACCACAACGGAGTAAAGCCACATGCCTTGTTCTTGTAGCAAAACATACCTTTATGAAATAATACCTCAACTGTAAATTGATAGGAGCTTTCACTTTCATGAATCAGTATTAGATCATGTTCGAAGATGCTATTACCGTTCTTATCGGTTATTTCGCTGAACTGACAGACTGTTTCGGGAATAACACCAACCCACTTGTTGGGTTCTACTTCAAAGAATACATTGTACATCTTTCTTTTGATGGTTCCATAGGAAATGGTCATACTCTTTACCCATTCACCACCGTTAACCCTTTTCGCTCTAAATTTTATCATTCTCATATAAATATCCAATTAAGAGTCAAGTTTTTTAATAAATTCATTTAATCTACTGGCTGAATAATCGGTACCGCCAATTATAAAATAACCATCAACGGCAAATTTGAATGCTTCAATGGCTTTTTGTCTCATTCCTTCTTCGGCTATCGCTATTGCTGCATAGGCTTTTGCTTCTGATATGGCATATTGCACATAGCCGGTAGAATCCATCCGGTTGTCACTTTCCAAATCCAAAGTGTTACGTCTGATATAATCTTTTGCTTTTTGATTCATAATTATGCTAAAATTGCTTTATTTGTTTTCTAAATTCGTTCCATTCGTTGTTGGTAAAGTTGAAAAGAGTCTTTTTGCCTTTTTCTTCCCAATCACTTATGGCATAACCTACTAAATAAACTTTTTTAGTGCTGAAATCAAATCCCGTCACCCTATAACGTTTCTCATTATCCCGGTACATTGCCCCTTTGCATAACCTTCTGCCTTTGGAGTCTATGAAGGGTTTAATATTGCAGAATGCTTCATAGCTTTGGCAGGCTGAAATATTTCCCGAAGTAACAGCTTTCCGATAGAAATTTTCACCATAGCCCTTACCGTTGGCGTTGACTCCAAACCAGTAACCACCGCTGAATTTTGAAAATATATTCTGAAAATCCTCTTTATTGAATTTCATTTGAGATATTATAGCCAACTTTACTGCTTCATACATGGCTATGTTGACTCGTAAATAAGAATCAGTCTTTTCATTGTTCCAAACAAATTCTATCAGTTCAAAAGCTTTTGATTTTTCATTCATACTTTTGGGTATTTTCCTTCTCCTTTCGGATCAGTTCATTAATAAATTTACTCATGTTCGGTTGCTCTCTGACAAAATCAACCAAATCAATATCCAGTCTAATAGCATAGACCTTACTTTTCGTAACCGGTTTGTTTCGGCGATAACTTCTTTTGGCTTGTTTATTCTCTTCCATAATAATTCATTGATATATGTAATAATTCGTTTGAAATGGCTGTAATTTAGGCTTGTTTGCCTCTTTTGTTCCGTCTCTGATTCGATGATTACCTTTGGTGTGAAAACGTCTGAAATCGCCCCAAAATAGTTCATCTGCATTTGCCTTTGGTCGGATTGTTCCCCAAACATATCGCCGTAATAGTTCGGGTAACATCATGGAAACAAACAGTAACGCTATACATTGGTGATTCAATAGTTTGGGCACAACGATTCGACTGATAGTTCGTTCATGTTTATGTATGAAGATAGGCACCGGAAAAACCAAAGGCCGATCAATATACAATAGTTCGGGTGTGTATGCGCGTACTGGTTCATCCTCTGTTATTGGTTCGGGTACATTTGCGTTTGTTTCTTCGCTTACTGATTCGGTTAATAGTTCAGGCAAAGAAATGCCGGATAGTTCGGTTAACATTGTTAGCCTCTGTAATGCTTTGTTTATTTGATCCTGATAAAACCAACGGGAAATAAAATCTATCAGAGCTACCAAAGCAAAGACAAACGCCGGTGTTTTCGTTTGTGCATCCACATATAAGGCCGGTAAATGTTTTTCCGGTTCTCTTACCGGTTCTTTTTCCGGGATGATCGGAGCTTTGGCGCGATCTAAAGCCTTTATATTACATTTTAAGTTCGGGCAAATAGAATCATTTATAAATGCAGGCATAACCACACCTATACGTGCCGCCTTATCATCGAAGACCGCCGCCCGATCAGGTGCCACCAGCCATACGCCACCAGTCCAGCCGGAAAGCAAAGGGATAACGTTTGATGCAAAGAAACCTAACTTTATATCAATTAAAGCGGCTTTTTCCAATGTTACACAAAGTTCTTTGTGTCCGTTACTGTCTGCGTCATTATAAGATAAATAAACTTTGTTCTCTCCGGCAATAGTACGAAGTGAGAAACCGCTTTTTTTGTTCCGTTTGGCTATTTCTTTTACAAAACCGGCAACCGCTTTTAATTCGCTTTTCTGAATCTTTATAAATCCGTCTTTTGAAAGATTGGGATATACAAGCCGGTAATTAGGGAAATATCCGGCAAAATCACAAATAAAGGTTTGTTTTTTATCGTTGGTTATTTCTGTAATATTGCCGCCTTCCTGACTGCAAACACAAACAGAGCACCGGCCAACCATTTCTTTTAAATGTTTGGGATTGATAAATAATTTCAGACCGTCAGGCAAAAGCCCGGATGTTTCAATAATTACGGGATATTCTTTTAATGTACGCCCGTCAGAAGCAACTAAAGCCGATTTGTAAGGATCAAGATAAATATAATTAAATGCTGGTCTTAGAGAATCTTTTGTTACTAATTTAGTGATATTTAGATGTTCCTTTGTAATCCACATATCAAAGGAGCAAACAATATTTTCACGCTCTTCTATTTTGGTAAACCTTGTTTTATTGGCTTGTTTGGTGCCTATCAGCTTTTCAAATTGCCAAACAAGATTAAAAACCTGATCCACTGGGAAGGAACACTTAAAGCTGTTTATTTGTACAGCCCTAAAATCCGTTATATTTAGTTTGGCATCAACGCAAAGATATTTTATATTTATCTCGTTGCCGTTGGCATCTTTCAGCTTTGCAAGCTCCGCGGCGGTATAGGTGCCGGGAGCTATTTCTATTTCATTTGTAAAAACTTCGTTTGCTATTTTAACCAGTTCGGCCAAAATAAGGCCGTTAAATTCTTTTTCATTCATAACATTAAATAGTTAGATATTTTACACCAAAGTAAAAGCCTAAAGCAAGGCAGAAAAGCAAGTAAATAGGAAGCAGCCAAAGACCGCCAAACACGCTAAAGCAGATTAATAAAACTACTATTAGCCAAATAATTACGCCCACCATGTTAGAAAGTAGGGTTTTCAAGCTCTTGCAAAAAATCTTCCTCCGTTATACTCTCACATATATTTGAGCCATCAACACAAACACTAAATCCGGTTGCGGTGCGGAATACTTCTAATTTGTGCGTTTCTCCGTTTGGGGATTCTATTATATAGGTAGTCATAATATCAAAGTTTAAAGGAATGCCGGGAAACCGCCCGGCGCGGTGGAATATTTGTATTATTCGTTTATGTTATGCAAATTACAGTTCCAAACGTGTTTAGGGAATGAACCGTCTTTGTTAAGGCTAACAATAGATGTATTATCCCCGTTATCCTTAATTACATAAACTATAAGTTTTCTAAATCCATATAACCCAATATGATATAATATCTTTTTCTCCATAAATTTAAAATTTGTCTGATTGATCGTTTTTATTTATGAAGTCTTTTAATTTTTTGGGATCGGTGCCGGAGATAAACACCACGGCACCGAATAAAAGCAGCATTAAACAAAACATAGCTTATTATTAATAAAGTGTTGCACGTTCGTATAAACTTTGCGATATAATGCCATCTTTACAAAGTCCGTCTTTATATTCTCCGAAAGCTATATTAAAATCCAGTTTAAAAGAATGTTTCTTTTTGTTGGCTTCTCTTTCAAATTCGCCTCCGAACTCTTTGCAGAACTCCCAAAAAGATCGGCGTAACTCTTTTTGATTGGTTATCGTGTATTTTGCCATGGCTATTTCATTTTAAAAGTTATGCCAGCAGGCAACAAAGAACGGTTAACACTGGAAACGAATTTATTAAAATCGTTCTCCGTTACTTTTGTTTCGTAGTCTTTCCAATTAAAAACAAGCTCGTTACTATGATCGTAATATATCACATTATTAACTGATAACCCGGCATCAAGAACGGCCAACATAACCCGCTTTTCATTTTCGGCCTTTTGTTGTTTCTTTTTGCAATCGTTAATTATTTCAGCGCGTTTTTTCTCGTATGCTTTGCGCTTTTCTTCGTCTTTTCGCGCTTGTACAGCTTCAGGGCGATAATAACCATCGTTTATTCTGTTAGTTATAGTTGTACGTTCTTCGTCCGTCAATTTCAAAGTAAAACGTTCGTTTTCCGGCTTATATGGGTTTTCCCATGTTTGCCCGGTTAACTCTTCCAGCTTTTTTAAAGCCTCGTTAGATTCTCTTTTCCAGCGTTCAACGATACCGAGCATATAAAGGAGGTATTTAAAGTATTGTTTATCTTCTGCCTGATGAAGCAAATTATATTCCGTTTCCGTGATACGCAAATAGTTAATTGCAGTTTCTTTGCTGCTGTTCGTAATATGGTAAAAACCGTTTTCAACTGGGTACATTGGCGCGCCGTAATGATTAGACAAATGAAGATCAACGAACATTTTAAACTGTGGGAAACGCTTTAGTATTTCTTCATGGCAGCAACCACCAGCACACCAAACGAAACGCCCGTTTTTGCGTTGTTCGTAAATATCCGCCGTTATACTCCAATCGCATATATTATTTTTGCAATCATCAGCCAGTAATATTTTAACATTGAT